CCTACTTCTGTGCCGTCAGGTTGAACTACCGTAAATCGCTGCAAAAATACAACATCTTCAACGGGAATAAATGGAATAAGTTCCGAATCTTTGTCCGGCATTGTGTACTGCTGTCCATGTTCCTTCAAAAATTCGTGTATAGAAACTATGTTAAACAATGTACACTCTGCTGAAACTGTTCCAATATTATCATCCCCATATGTGATCAGAGATACATTCTCTCTAAAATTCATTTGAGGATACAAGCTGTAGAAGCACATTCTCCATTGAAGTGCTCCGACAATTCCATTTATAATGACAGTTAGCGAATTGCCACTAATATGTGACCCTTGTGTAAACGAAATAACATCTCCATTCATTGCCACAATTGGGTAAACAATATCAGTAGTCATGTTCCGCATAACTGTCAAGTCTTCATTACTGTACCCAGCAACCTCTGCTAATCCAATCAAAATATCAAACGCTGCTAAAATCATTTGCGTAGGCATCTTCTGATCGTACTTACTATAGTCACCAGCCACAATACGGTCTTTTCCATGTGTCATTATAAATCGGTTTAACTGTTGCCATTCATTAGATATTGCATTTACGCCCACTGCGCACTCAGCTTCAAGCGGGTTCATTTGCAACACCCTACAGAGTGGTAAGTAGTATTTCCGAATCATATATGTCAAATGGACAGGATTTGACCAAAAAATGCGACACTTGTCAGCTTTTGGTAAAATCTCATCCTTCTTGCAAGCCTTGATTATGGGGTAGGCCCGCATACCCTTTTTGTAACACTCCTCCATTTGTGTAATTTCATTATTCACATCTTCATTGAACACTCGGTGTCCAGGGGTGTCTATCTCGAGAAATTTACTCTTGGATCCAGTACATGGAAAACCTATAGCTGTTTTAAACTTCATTGCATCTATAAATCTCTTTCCATCTATTCCATTCAGGTTCTCTTCATATGTCAATGGCTTTATACCGTTGAACAGCCCTCCTTTTCCAACCAATTTCTTCAATGGTGTTTGATAACACTCAATTGACTTTTGCAATATATCTGCTTGAAATGGTTTTTCCAGGATTAGACATGTTCGACAAAGCCGTGCTGTAACCA